GTTTCCCAGTCACGATCCAGCGCCAGCATCTCCGCCACCGCCGCCACCGCCTTTGGAGCCTAGCGAGCCACCAACAAGATTTATCACACCACTTATCACTGGCCCTATCCACGCCATACTAAACCCCCTTATACCCTAAAGTTTCTGCCCGTACTCGTAGCATCTCTAGCGCTACGTCCCTACATTCTTCAATGCTCAATGCTTTATGCTCTTTTGTTCCTGCGCCGGGATGATGTTGCATTGATACAACCGACGCAAAATAAATATCAAAGGTCGCGTATTCTTGCGGATGAACACTCATATAGCACCACCAGACTCAAAAGATAATTCATAAGCCACAAAACTTGTCGCCTCAACAGTGGTCAATTGTACTCTGACAGCAGCACAAAACCCTAGCCCTATCACAGTAGCCCACGGCCTGTAAATGGTTGTCTCGCTGCCCCAGATTCCCTCGTCCCACAATGCGCTATCCCAGTCAGAGGTATCCTGCGGAGCCAATACAGGCGTATTGAATGTCGTATTGTCGCCAAGCTCAAAATCAAGCGCTAATGACACCCTGATAGTCGGCTCAATCCGTGACTGAATGATAGGTCTTATCAGCTTGAAATGTTTTAATGTGGTCGGATCACCGAAATAAGAAAATGCGGTCAGAAAATTGCTGACTATTGGCGTGCCGCCTCTTCCATCATAGTCTACATTATCTCTGGAAGGGTCCAGGTTATTGTGGGAAAATACCTTGCCATCTTTTGTACCAAAATAAACTACGCCCTTGTAAATGCCGATGCAATTCGCAGGCAAGCTATACTCGCCCCATGCGCCTGTGAGCACATTCATAACATACTGAACGGCAGGTCGGTCATTAACAGCAGGAATCACGATCACCATAGCCTGTAGCGATGGCAAATTATGTATTTCCCAATCGGTATTGAATGATGGTGAATTGACAATACTTGTCAGTGTCCGGCAGATATTCTTCGACAGCGAACTCTCATAAAGCGATTCGGTTGCAACACCCTGCACGACTTTTGATATAGGAATAATGCCAGCCTTGCACAGCATGATGCAGTCACCACCGAGGTCTGTGTATGACACTTTCCCAACCGGTTGCGATACAAAGAAAACAGATACAAGACTAAATGTAGTAATGTCATCAGGATCAGTACCCTGATAAACAGCCACCTCACCAGCAGAAGTCCTGACAATCAGGTTATCATCCATGCCGCTACCACTATCCAGTGACCAAGTAGCCAGCTCAAACAGATAGCCACCGCGTCCGAAAACACCGCCAAACAGAAACTCGTGCGCTTGTCCGGCTACAGAATCCGTATCAAGATACCATGCACTCATAGAGTTTTTCTGTGTAAACCATAGTCGCCCTTTGAACGCTATAACGCTCTCAAGCAATGATGGGTCAACACCTTGAATCTCGCCCAGTGGAGGGCTGGCAGATGGCGTGCCTGTCTGTGTGAAACTGCCCCACACACCGCCATCATAAATAGCAACCGGATCAATGCCATTGGCTACTATGAGATAATTACCGCCAGTATTAGCAAATTGTGTAGTAGATACGATCCCATTGGTCATAGGATGTACAAGCACAGGAGCGGTATAAACCCCGTTTACTACGCTTGGCTGCGTAATGTCGTATATGCCGTTACGGGTCGCAGCAAAAAACTCTTGTGAACCGTCAGCCTTGTTATACACAAAAAGGCGCTCAACAGGCACAGATATACCCTCTGCCCATTTTCTGGTACCAGCCCTTACCTGCATGGCGGCATTGCCTGGAAACATATTAACGCTTGAAATAGCAAAACCTTCTGGCATGTTAGGCAATGGATCAAGGTCATTTATCCCGCGCGTAGGAGCGCCTGTGCTTGTCATCTGACAAACCCTGCGCTGTACACCACGAGAGAGAATAGTCATTGATTCCAATTCCCGTCCAGGATATTGCCCCAACCGATAAGCGTATTGTCATAGCCGCCCGCCAGATTTATTACCGGAGCGCCAGCAGTGGTAGCTTTCTCATTAGCTAACAGAAAGTCGAACTCGCGCTGCAAGATAGTAGTATCAAATCCCTTTGCTGCCCAAAACTTGAGCTTCAGCCCTGCAATCATCAATCGCTCATTGAATAGCACTTTCCAGTTAGGGGCTGGCACCTTGTCACGAATATCAAGGTAATCATCAGGATTCTGCACCCAGCCTTTATTAATGTAATACAGGGCAAACTCCTCCCCAACACCGGGAACAGGGAATACTTTGTATGTATTATTCTGTATGGTGTATTGGAAAAGTATGCCAGCACTCACAATCCCGTACTGGTTCCACGACCATATCTGAGGGCTTTGTGAGCCAATCAGAGGGCGATTATTTGAAACAGACCATTGCGTTTGATTGACTTGCCGCCCAAAGTTATCAGGCAGCGGGAAAGTATCTGTAACGCCGTCCCCGTAAAATGTCATTGTGGTCATAAATAGCTGCCAATCATGCGCCCTTAGCAATTCCTGCCCGAGCGAGTTTAGTAGCCCTATCATCTGATAGCCCGTAGCGTCATTGGCAGCGGCGTTAAGGTTTACGACACCCATGCCAAGCTCTTGCAACGCAGAATTGACAATATCGCCAGCCGTTGCATACGTCGTCATAAAGCCATCTCCTAAAATACCGCGCTAGGGGTGCAGCCTGTCGCGGCTGGGGCAACACCCCCAAACATGATCACTTCTTTCCTTTATCTGGCTTGGCTGATGCCATTGATTCCTCAAGGGCTGCAAGACGCGCCTTCAAGTCCTCGTTTTCCTTTCTCATTATTTCAAAAGGCGCATCATTGGCAGCTCGCTTTATCCAGTCAGCAGCTTTGCGCTTTAATTCATAAGTGCCAGGTATTTTTGTGCAAGCGGCATCCGGCATATCAGCAAGCTGCTCAACAGTGCGGATACGCATATACGCCAATTCCTCGCGCTGCGATGCGGTTACCCAAGCAATCTCGGACAGTGGCGTGCCTACATTCTGCTCAAGATCACCGGCCTTGAATAAACTATAAGACTTGGCAAACCTGCGCTTATCGGTTTCCTCAACAGGACGGCGCACAATGTTGGTAGGCGCACCCGCAACAACAATCTCGATAAACTCCACATCGTCATAAATCGGACGACCATTCTCTAACGTAAGAGCATCATTCTGTACAGGGTGCATGTAAAAACGCACATACAATCCCTTGGTATCCTCTGCATTTTCAAAATCTGTATCAAAATCAGCAACTTCTCTCATATTTGCACCTTTAGTTAGTAGTGGTAGTATTGCTCGTCTCCTTATGGGTCGAGCTTGTTGTTGCAGGAGACTGATTACGCTGGACGCTAACCTGCCCAGATTGTCCCGCTGCTATGTTACTGCCCTCGCTATTCGTTGCCGATACCGTGGCAGTACAATCTATAAAACACATGGGAAGCGGGTCGCCAGATATAAGCGACCTTGGCTCAGTACATGGGTCGAATTGTGTAGCACATCCTGACAAAGCCCATAGGATAAATGCGCTTAACAAGATAGCCGCTCCAATAGCAGCTACCTCTGGCACAAACTTACCCATATCAGGCTACCGCTGGGGATGCCGCTGTAGCAGAACCAAATACAGATTCGCCCGTCACTATGGATCGGTTTGAACGATTGACAAATCCAGTCTCAACAACAGCGCCAACCGCAACAGTGCCGGATGCGGTAACCGTTTTTCCTGCAAAGCCAGTGTAAGCTGGACCAGCTCCAGCATCACGCGCTCCACCGTTACCCATGTTTAGCAATGGCTGTGCATTGCATGGAACAGTTGGCGCAATGCCGTTGACATTCGCAGTAGACTTGCCACCGCCAATACAGGTCAGTATGGCAGTAGTCGATGCTGTGCCGTCAGGCAATGTAACGCCGGGGGTGTAGTCATCAGTAAAGCCAGCAGCCTTGATAGATGCAGGCGCAGTAGGATTAAAAATAGGCAATGAACCAAACCCGATACCGGTATTTAGTGCACCAGTTGACAGGTTACTCGCATCGTTCGTCCAAGTGTATTGATAAGCCGGACTTGTGCCATAACTGGCGATTGTACGGGCATCAAATGGCGAGTTTTGCGGGCCACTAAACGGGGAAAAGTTTACTTGCGCCCCATTAACAGGGTTATTGACATTAGCAACGGATTGCGCGGCTGCTTTCATGTTGATTGCTGGCATATTGTACTCTCCTACAACGCCGGGTATGGGGTATTTGTGTTAAATCCTGACTGTAGGGCGGTATTCTCTCCACCCCAAAATGCCACTTTGCCGTTAGGAACCGTAGTAGTTTGGATATTTGTAAGCTTAAACGTCGATATGGTTACCGACGCGCCTGGCGCAACATCGCCTAGCCCAGTCGCGTCTGTGGATAAATTAGAACCCATGTAATACTTGGTTGGAGCGTCAGTGTATGCAACATCCCTAGACTGACCGCCACCAAAACACCCCAGCATAGTATATGCTGTACCGTCAGTAGCCAGCCACGGATACGCCCTGCTTTCCAATGTAACGGGATCAGTTTTGCTACAGCCGCCCCCGATAAAAGACAGGCAAGAACTCGGAAGCGTTAGTGCTAATGGGGATTGTGAATACGGCTGCCCCAATGTGGACATGTCAATTATTGCGGGATCAGCCGGGATGTTCACAGGGTCGCCCCTAACAATAGACTTCTGATGCGCCAGATGAATCGCTTGTGCATTCGGCGACAGCGAAAATAAGCCGGAAGCACCATGCCCTATACCGGTACATACCGCGCCCTGTGCAAGGTCGCTCGGATTATCCAGCACTAGTTTGTTAGTCGAGTCATTAGGAGGAAGCATCGGATTAAACGCAGGATTCGCCTTTTTTGCCTGCAGGTGCGCGTTTTTCGCACCTGTGAGCGTGCAGGCAATTACAGGAGCAGCACTCGCGCCGTCAGTGTACGGTGTTGTTGCATAGTCGGGCGTAGTACGTAACGGCATATTTTGAACAGTCATCAGTCGCTCCTATAATAAGAATAAGTGCGCCATCCTTGGCGCTAGGTGTATCAGGTGTAGCCAGCAACACGACCTTGGAACTGAGCGCCAGAACAAGTCAACGCACCAGCCCATGCCAAGATTTGCACTTCTGCATCCTGGTTGATCGAGTAGCGTTTGTTAGGCGACAAGCTCACGAAGTTGCGCGAGCTATGTGGACGATAGTGCAGGTATTTGGTGTTCAGCATGAACGCTGTACCTGATGGACAGAAGCCACCGATACCACCATCAAGCACCACATCAGCATCCATAAACTTGACTGATGGGAAGCCCAATGTTGCGGAGCTGCTATCAGTAAAGCGCTGCTGCGCTTGCAGTGAAGCCATATAACGCTGCCATGCAACAGAGTCAACCATGATCAAGTCAGGGCGATCCATACCGCGTTGCAGGCTTGCCCACATGGCATTCCAGTCAGCCTGGATAGTGGCGTTAGTGCCAGCACCGTTATACTTTGAACGCCAGAAAGTCCAAGTAGCGCGGTCAATACCGCCATAAGTGCCGGTGTTTGGCGATGTTGGAACAGCAGCATTCAAGCCCACGATAGACTTACCGCCGTAAGCAGTACCATCAGAGTACAAGCCACCAGTGATAAGGTTCTGCATGGTACTTTCAGCAACGTCAATACGGGCAGAGAGCAAGTCAATCATCTGCTCAGGGCCAGCATTCTGCAACAGCTCCAGACCGGAGATGATAACAGGGCAAGCTGCCTGTTTAATGTCAAACTGGGCAGCACTGATAACATCTTGTGCAGCGACAGGCAACAGATCATAGCCAGAATAGAAGCCAGCATTCGCGTTTTCTGCGAAAGACAGCTCTTCATAGATCAGACGACCACCTGAAAATGGGCGAGAGCGTCCTCTTTCCTGCAAGCGGGTCAGAATAGCGTTGTTTTTGGTTACGTTATTAGCAATTTTCTTGCTGCGTTTTTCAATGGTAGTAGCGATAATATCGCTGACAGAGGCGTTAGCAAATGCCATGATAGAGTCCTCCAGGACAGTATTGGTTAGGTTCACAATACCTTCAATGCTGGAGGGGTATCCTCATGTCTAGTGTGGGTGTCACACCTTTTTTTAGAAGGCTATAGGTAAATATACATATATATTGCCGGTTGTCAACAGGATAATGTAGCATCACACAGCATCATGAAGTCGGAGAAAAGCATGGCTATTAAACCAAGAAAGAAAAAAGAAGTCGTCAAGGCAATTAAAGGGTTTGACAGAGACTTTAAATGCAGAGGGTATCAATTTGAAATAGGCAAAACCTTTAAGCATAAAGGCGACGTAAAAGCCTGTGAATCCGGCTTTCACTCAGTCGAATATCCACTTGACGTATTCAATTATTACAATCCTGCGGATAGTAGATTTTGCGCGGTTTCTGCATCTGGTGAGACATCTAGGCATGAGGGCGATTCAAAAATCGCATCGGCTGAAATAAAAATAGTTGCCGAGTTAAAGATTCCAGAGATTGTTTCAAGGGCTATTAAGTGGATTCATGAGCATACAATCCAATCTAGCCTTATCCATGAGACTGGCGACTATTCAGCAGCGTCCAATACTGGCGACCGATCAGCAGCGTCCAATACTGGCGACCGATCAGCAGCGTC